CTGTGACCTTACAATAAACCCATGTCTTAATTGCTCTTCAAACGATGCCACGATTTGTGTTCGTTTGTTATTAAAGTTAAGTCCTGGGATCTTATCCATTAATTTTTCATTGTATTCCCACACATTCTGAGTGTTAATACCTTCGATGTATAAGTCGCGATATCCCAGTTCTTGGAATTTTCTCGCCGTCGCGATCCCCATACCACCCGTTATGTCAATAACAACATAAGCTTTATATAGCATTGCCCAGCGATATGCAACCGCAGCCAAATCATCTGGTGGGATTTTACCGACGTATTCAAGTACCTGTTCCCTATCATCAAAGTCTATTATGTTAATGGATGAGAAGTCTTCACTATCACCTCTTGATACATCAATACCCATAATATAACGATGGTCAAGAATTGGTTCTTTCCAATGCCATAGAGACCCACTCATGAATTTTTCTTTCGGCTCCCTTATCATGTTCTTCACTATGTTCTCCCGGGTTTCGTATGGGATTACACTATCACCTGAACCAAGGAAGTCACACTCAATCTCTTGAGCGATTTTTCTTGGGTCATATTTAAGTTTCTTAGCCATCCCCTCAAACCATGGGGAATAAGGTTTATAACCACCCTCTATTGTTTTTTTGTAATCTTCTTGTTGAACATCTCGCAATATAAATCCATTTTCCATGTCATCATATACTGCCCGGTTTAACATATAGTGAACCATATCTTTAACTTTTACCCACACTAAATCTTTTGTATAACGTGGGTCTTTGTACCAATTTAGGTCTGTGATATGGAAATCGTTAATTCCAGAAGTGGCTTGTTCAAATACTGTGTAGTAAATTGGGTCGAAACCGTTTGGGGTAGAAATTAAAATAATCTTACCACCCGTTGAAAGTGATGCCATTGATGCAGCCCAAAAATCATCTCCCGCTTCGATATACGCGGCTTCGTCAAATATTAGGATGGTAGGCGTGTAACCCCTAAGAGCATCCTTTGATGTTGCAACAGCTTTAACCTCACATCCGTTATTTAATCTAAATCGACTTTCAGAGTTTTTATCCTGAGAGAATCCCACATTCATCCAATCTGGCCATTGTACCAGAAATCCACGAATTTTATTCGCCAGTTCAATCGCGGTATCTCGTTTGTTAGCAACAATTAAAACCTTTTCAGGTTTCTCAGGTTTTGCTGTTTGTAATACTTTGGATATCCATGCACCTGTTACCGTTGACACTCCCGCCTGACGATACTTTCTGGTGATGTTTTCATTGTACGCTTCATAATCATTAATCAACTTTATCTGGTCGGGAAAGAGATCCAATGGTACATTTCTTTTTTGGGTGTTGTCAAAAGTTTGAAGGTACGTACGCAGGGCGTAGGGTGTATCTTTGATAATACGAGCGTATTCTTTTAACTGTTCAATGTTTGTTGCCATACCTATAAATACAAAAAAAGGAGGAAATCTCCCCCTTTATGTTAGTTCGCCTCAAGCATTGGTAAATTATTTACGATTCTCTTGTTTACGGGTAATCATTTGTTGAATCTTCTTAGATAATTCCCAATTTTCAGCGTCAATCGCTTTATTCAGTTCGAAGTTCAACTCGTTAACACCCATACCGGAAAGCGTCTTAACATCTATCTCCTCATTTCCTTCTGGTACTGCGGGGGCTTCTGGGTCTTCTGTGGTATTAACCCCTATACTACGTAAGAACGAGTCCATATCTTGATCTCCAACCTCTTCAGTTGCATCTTGTATGGTGCTTTGTAGTTCTACGATATCTGGCTCGTTATCCTCTTCTTGGTTAAAAGTAGCTCTTACACCATCCATCAATTGTCCCATCATTTGTTGACCTCTTTCAGATCCTTCCATGATTTCTTTTACAAACACTAAGAACTGTCTAGCTTCCAATTTGAAAATTGCAACTAGTAAGAAGTTTTGTAATTCTTGTAAGTTTTCATCCAGTAATATTTCTTCAGGAAACGCCGACCTGATTCTTTCCCATATAGATGGACCTAATCTAATGTCCCAAATTTCTTTTTCTAAAGTGTCTTCAGATGCACTCACTTCTCTCCAACTATGTTCAGATTGTCCTTGTACACCAAATATTTCCATAACACCTTTGATGATTTCATGAACTAAAACGGGGAAGTTAACAGCACGAGCCTTGATTGTTGGTGGATCTGTATTTCTATCAACCTCTTCTTTACCAGCCATAGCCTGTTGATCCATAGCCATGTTCATGTGTTCATCAGGCATTTGCCAATACAATGAATCGTTAATTGACATCATAATTCCATAATCCCTAATAAGTTGTTCTGATCCTGTAATGTGAGTGATTTGGTCGGCAACCTCATGATACATATAATATCCTTTCATTGCAGAACCTTGAATCATACTATTAATTAATCTTCGTTTTCCTTTTTCAAGGTCAAGATTCTCTAATTCGGCAGCAATCTCCACTTCATTTTCAATTTCAGCTTCATCAGGTTCTTCTTGTTCTTCTTCATCCCTATTCATCCCCTCCATGTCCATCTCACCTATACCCACAATTTTTACATCAAATTGAAACGCATCTTCTGGAAGTTTCATTTGTGCTTTTACCACCTCGACAGCCAAAGTCTCAAGGTCTTCTCTATGAGCGGCTTCGGTTTGTACAATATTTTGTAATGCAGTCATGGCCATTCCAGCTAAAGGTGTCATTCCGTTCATACCCCGTAACGAAATTTCTCGACCAGTATACTCTTGCATTTTTTCAATTACCTGACGGTATCTTTGGGATGCTAAAAGTTCTTGGAAATTATTTTCGGGACGGTCTTCGGGGGTGTCAGGGAATTCAGCCTTATCAAATGGTGTGTCGCCTTGTGCTAATTTATCCTGAATACCTGGGTCGGGTTCATTTTCCGGCGGAAGCTCCATTGGTAATTCTCTAAGATTCTTTCTGATTGATTCTTTTATACTTTTGTTAGTGAGTTTCATACTTTATGTGAGTTTTTCGGCCTTTGGATTTGGGTTTATACCTGGTCCTGGCTGGTATGGATTCCCCTTCCTTGGCTTTTTCAATGGTTCTCCGGGGTTTGTCCTTGGCTTCACTTTCGGCTCAGCTGGTTCTGCCACTTCAGCACCTTTAATCTCATCGTAAGTTAAAAAGTCTGGGAGGTAATTTTTCTTTAACTCTGGCGATCGATACGGATCAACATGTTTTACGGGAGGTTCAGCAACTTCTTGTTCGTGTAATTTTGCTTCAATTAAACCCATGATTTCGTTTTTAGACGTGAAAGGATGAATATTCTTACCAACCACATTTTTAACCCACTCGGTTAAATCAACACCCCCATCACCTGGTTTGGATACTGGCTGAGAAGCGTGGGCAATAGTTTCTTTAGGTTCTTCTTTTTTGCCCTCTTCTTCGGTTTTTTCTTTTTTGTCGTCGTCCTTAATAATTCCTTTACTCTTTAACCATTCAGTTTTACTTTTAAACTTTGGTTTTTCTCCGTCTTCATCTTCTGTCATTTCAGATTCATAAGTTGCAAATGGTTTTTTCTGTTGTCTCAATGCATTTTGTGTGGTCATATCAGTTTTTGACACATTGATAACCGGTAATGGTGCTTGTTCGGCAAGAATCCTATCTGATAACATTTTAAGTTGTTTGTCACTCAGATTGGCAAGGGTCTTTTCGGAAAACCCTTCTTTTAATAGTTTTGTCACAATATCTATTCTTTTCATTTGCGTAATTTATATTGGATTTTGTCGTTTATTAACCTAAGCCCCTTTGTTATTAATTTTTCGGTTACACTTTCTAAGGTATCACCATAATGAAAAGATATTCTTATCGGTCTCTCCTCCGAGTCTTCGTTAAATGGTTCCCAGCCCAATGCTATAATTCCGTCTGTTGCGTCTACTACACCAAAAAAATCGGAATTTTGAACCACTTCCAGGTACAAATCCGAATTTTTTAATAGTCCCACTAGATCGATAGACTCGAGTTCTGGTGGTACTGATCTTCCTGATGAAGGTATTGTATACCAGTCATCTTCCATCACATCGTCCTGCTTACTAAAAATAAACTCGTATTGACTCTGCCCTTTATAGTCTTTACCAAGCTCGTTGATATACACTAAGTACATTATTCAAAATATTTTCCTAAGCTGTGTTTAACACCATCGTTAACCATACTGGTCAGCTCATCTAAATCAAGTTCTCTAACATCCTCTTCCGATGTGTTTGAAATTGGGAGTTCCTCATCGACCACCACTTCATCTTCAAAAAAGTCAGGGCCAACTTTAAATTGTTCTTCGTCAGATGCTCCCATATCTAAATTAGCTGCCCTTTCTGCCTTAGCAATCTCTGGGTCATCCAAAAAATCATCATTAAAACCTGTATCATCCAACTCATCATCTTCTAAAGGTGTGTTGATTAGTTCATCTAATGATGCCACACCATCAATTTCTTCAACGGCAGCTTCGGTGTCAGAAGGTGCTGGAACCTCTCCATTAACATCTGTCGGGAAATCTGTTGTACCTTCTACTTCATCATCTTCAAAAACAGACATTATACTTTCAATATCAGACTCTTCCAATTTGTCGAGATCAACAGCACTTAGAACTTGTTTAATTACCTCTGCGTAATCAGCACTCTCAAGCCTGTCTTCGTATTTGTTGAATTTTTCCTGAAGTTTACCAGCCATTTTTTTAAGAACTTTCATATAGTCATTTGGATCTTCTACTTCTTCTCCTGCTATTGGTTCTGCTATTGGTTCTGCTGCCGTTGGTTCTACTGGTAGTGGTTCTACTGGTGCCGCCACGGCTGGTTCAGGTGCTGGTGCTACGGGTGCTACGGGTTTATCTTGTTTAAGGACGTATTTTGTTGCTTCTTGAAAGTTTTCCTGTTCAACAAGAAACTCCATTTTTTTCAACGCCTCGTTATGTGATGGAAATTTGTTCTTGTTTTTCATGAACATTCCACCTATATAATCTAAGGAATTTTCGTTGAGTCCTTTTTTAACGTAATATCCATCTTTTTCTTTTTCGATACCGTAAACGCCAGATTTAGATTCTTTAACAACCGTTGAAGATTCTTTAAGAACCTTATTTGGTTGATAATATGTGAGATCGAGGATTCGCTTGATTTGTTCATCCCCTTTTAGTTTCTCACTGCCTATTGGTTTTAACTCGCCCATTTGTATAATGTTAAATGTGTTTTATTCTTATCAATAAATACAAGTATATCCATAAAAAATTATTGAATACGCTTAATCTACTGATAATTTATTATCTACAACTTCTTTTTTCAGATTAATTAATTTCTTAATATATCCATTTCTCCGGAGTAATTTGAACGTAAGATTTTCATATGAGTATTCACCACCCCTATCTAAACCGCTTTGTCTAAACCGCTTTAACTTACTTTTGACCGATTCAACCTCGGTTGTAACGTCCTCACCCTTCTTATTGTTTTTAATAAAGGAATCAATCAATTTGGCGTATTCCTCACCCTTTTTCAATATACACCTTTCGTCAACAAATTGTTTATCTTTTTGTGGTACAACGATCCATTTGTTATTTAGTATAGAATATACCCCACTAGCGATATGTTTTTCTTTTACGTCTTGAACATACATTTCCACTTCGTAATTTTTGATTGTGATATCATGTAATACATTCCAAACGTTTTTCTTGGCGGAAAAAAATTCTTGGAGAAGGGTGTTGTTATGGGTGCTTTCGTCATAGTCTATTAAGACATGTACATCTACATCAGAATATTCCGACCAATTATAATTGGCTAGCGACCCTGTTAGAATAACATCGAATACGAAGAAATTTACCCCTAAGAATTCGATGAATTTATCTGTGACAATTAATAATCTATCTCTGACAGGATCCAGCATCCTATAACCCCCGTCAACTTTTTCGAAGATGTCTAGAGACAATGAATCCTTTGTATGGAAGGTTTTTATAATCTTCTCATCCTGTTCCTTGTCTTCTATTAATTCATCGACTAATGACTTTTTAATCATGTAACCTTTTTGTATTTGTATACCTTATTTATACTGGTGTTGAGGAATTTACCCTGAGATTTTGACATTCTTAATTTTGTGAACACTTCCCAAGGCACCTCATAATACTCATAAATAGTTCCATTTTTGAAAGTGACCGCTAATATCTTAACATCTGTTTGGTAGGATGCAAATTTTAAATTGGATGAATTAATAACAACATTGATTGTCGTTCCGGAGATTTGTTCTGAAATAATTGACATAGTCTTAATTTTTATTATAATATACAAAAATCGGACAAAAAAAGAAACCCTTGATTTGTTCAAGGGTTGTAAAATTAAATTCAGTTTAACCTGGAAGAGATGGTTCACCCCCACTTGCTGTTCGAGGGATTTCGTAATCGTTATTTTCTTCCCGATCTGGAACTTCTGGCTTCGGTAATTTACTAAGTTCGTCAATCAAATCTCCGACCGTTTTTCCTGAGTCGAGTAATCTCCGAGAATGCATTATGAAGTTTCCATAATCGGGACCCAGAACTTCTTCTTCGTAGGTATTTTCATTACCAGGAGCAATAAATCCACCAACTAGTTGTTCTTTTATGACACGATCCATTTGTGCTTCGGATAACCGAATTTTTCTTCCCATTACGCCATAGGTGTTTCAGTTGCACCTTCAACATCGGTTTCAGGACCTGGTGTTACTTCACCATCTGGTTCTGATTCCTGAGCTTCGAGAAGTTGGTCAATTAAATTACCAATTGTAACGCCTTGATCAATTAATTCCGTTGCACATTGAATAAACTGTCCAAAATTTGGTCCCTCAGTTGAAAGATCTTCGGTGTCATTATCCGGTGTTCCGGTTATTTGCTCAGGACTTGGTCCCATGTTCAGGACTTGACCTTCTTGTTCTTTAATCACTTTTTTAATGATTTCATTAAGTTGTGATTCTTTAATTTTTACGACTTTTTTCATATTTCAATTATATATAATTCTTTATTACACGTATATGATATAAATACCAAACGGTTCTTATAAATATGTAAAAGCCAAAAAAAAACTCCCAATATCGGGAGTTTCAATTAGTCGATAGTGATGAGTCGTTCATTTGTTTTTTTCTTTTCCTTTGGGATTGTTATTAACAACACCCCGTTCTCGACCTTGGCAGTGATACCTTTAACACCCGCATCGTCAGGAAGGGAATAAGATTTTTTAAATGAATTTGTGAAACGGAAAGTTTCTTCTTCATCTCTTTCATGGGAAATTGTGAGAACATCGTCCTCAATTTTAATAGTTAAATCATCTTTAATTAACCCAGGAATCGCAATCTCAATTTGATAGTCCTTTTCGTTCTCAACGATGTTAGTTCTTTTAACTGTCCTCTCAACGAATCTTGGTGTTTCACAACAGAAGTCAACGAAGAAGTCTGAAAAAAATGGGTCTCTAAATAATCTGTTTTTGTACATAGTTTTATATTTTAATTGTTTTATATGATATAATAAGTACAATTTGTTTGCCAATTTGATTTATGAGACATTTTGTCTGTAAACACCCAATTTTCATTGACAGAATGTCGGTGAAATAAATTTATTTGTGATTTTCAAAAAATTGTATTATATTTGTAGTGAATTATAAACATAAAAACTAAAATCATGACAAAATTTATTGGAGGACTAATTATTTTATTGGGGAGTCTCGTGACTATCGGATTGTTTGCGGTACTCGGTGGGACTATTGTTTATTGGATATGGCCAGTGGTTGTACCGGTAGTATTTCCAGGATTAGTTACTAGTGGTGTTATCGCAGCGAAATTGACTTGGGGGGTGGCAGTATGTCTAACCTGGTTAACTGCAATTTTAATCAAAAGTAATGGTAGTAGTAAATAAACAGAACCCTTTAATTAAAATATAACACATGGGTGTAGACTTTTTTGAAGAACCACAGAAACCGACCAAGTCAAAAAAGACTGGGTCAACAACCCCTATTCTCGATAATTTTTCAAGAGACTTGAACAAATTGGCTGCGGCAGGAAAAATTGATCCTGTGATAGGAAGAGATAAAGAAATCCGGAGAATAGCACAGATATTATCTCGAAAGAAAAAAAACAACGCTGTAATAGTCGGAGACGCGGGTGTGGGTAAAACCGCTCTGGTTGAGAAATTGGCGTTGTTAATTAATAAGGGTGAATGCCCGACAAGTTTGTTGGATAAACGATTAGTGTCCCTCGATTTAACATCGTTAGTTGCAGGAACAAAATATCGTGGACAATTCGAAGAACGGATAAAGGGAATATTGGTTGAATTACAGGAAAACCCTGATGTTATTATATTCATTGATGAATTACATATGGTGGTCGGTGCTGGTAACGCAAGTGGGTCAATGGATGCCTCCAACATATTTAAACCCGCTCTCGCCCGGGGTGAACTCCAATGTATTGGTTCAACGACCTTTGATGAATATAAAAAACATATCGAGAAAGACGCGGCATTAACCAGAAGATTCCAAAAAATTAGTTTAAAAGAATCAACACCTACTGAAACAGTTGAAATCCTTTATAACCTGAGACAAGCGTATGAAACTTTTCATAAAGTATCGTATGGTGAAAATGTGATGGAAACCATTGTTTTACTCGCTG